GTCGCTGGTATTGTTGAGAAACACTTCCCAGATTGGAGAAGGGTTCTTAATGAACTGCAAAGGTATTCTGCCTCTGGTATGATTGATGGTGGTATACTAGTTAATTTATCAGAAACCAATATGAAGGACTTAACAACTTTCCTTAAAGAGAAAGACTTTAAGTCTATTCGCAAATGGGTTGCAAACAACCTAGATAATGATCCTGCTCGTATGTACCGTAAGGTATACGATTCTCTGTATGAAGAAGTACAGCCTTCTACTGTTCCTCATCTTGTTCTCGCAACAGCAGACTACTCTTACAAGTCCGCCTTTGTCGCTGATCAAGAAATGAATATGCTTGCATTTATGATTGAGATTATGACACAGGTGAATTGGAAATGAGTTATGAGTTAAAAGATTATCTAAAGTCTATCAACGAAACAAAGGAAAATCTGATGGATTCAGATGATCCTATGTGGGAGAAGAAGTATTCCCCCTATATCATTAACAAGTGTTTGGCGCCCTTTAATGATACTATAATGTTGGTAAATGAGATGAACATGAGGCATCATCTCGACACCAAACTCCAATATGACTTTTTACTAAATACTATTAGATCGAAGAAGCGATATGCGCCTTGGGTAAAGGCAGATAAGTTGAAAGATTTAGAGTATGTAAAAGAGTATTTTGGTTATAGTAATGCAAAAGCAAAAGCCGCTCTTCAAATACTTGATAATGAACAGATAACCACTATTAAAAATAGTTTGAATAAAGGTGGAAGAAAATGAATGAAATTGAATGGCATCCAGAAAAGATGCTAGAAGTAAAACTAAAAGAACCAGATGACTTCTTAAAGGTTCGTGAGACACTATCTCGTATTGGTGTCGCCTCTCGTAAAGAGAGAAAACTCTATCAGTCATGTCACATCCTACATAAACAAGGTAAGTATTACATTGTCCATTTTAAGGAACTTTTTGCTCTTGATGGTAAAGATACAAACCTAAACGAGAACGATGTATCAAGACGAAATTCAATCGCTGGATTACTTGGTGATTGGGGGTTGATTGAAATCGTGGGTGAAGCAGAACCAAAAGCACCACTATCACAAATTAAAGTGATCGCCTTCAAAGAGAAGGATGAGTGGGAATTGGAAACAAAATATAACATCGGCAAGAAGAGAGACCAGTAAGTGGCACAATCTTTTTCTAATTTTATCACAGAAGAAAAAAAAGAAGAAAACTACAATGTAGTTATTCTTACAGTTGAGTTTGGTGACAAATCAATTACTGCTAAGAAGTTTGAAAAGGAAGCCCAAAAAATGGGTATGAAAACTTTTCTTGCAAACTTCAAAGAAGTCTCTTTGCATTTCAATGATGGCAAACATACACTTTCTGATGGTAAAAAAGAAATAGAAATTAACAAGTCTGATACTGTTGTTTTTGTTCGTGGAACACCAACAAGAGACAGTATGCTTGATTTGATTTCTGAACTAGAAAGATTGGGTATTACTTGTATTAATAACAGAACTACAATCAGTATTTGCGCTGACAAATATCGTAGTTATGTTAGACTGAAAGATTTTAGATTAAATCAACCAAAGACTGTTTTGATTCCAAATGAAGAAAGTATTGAACAGGCACTAGAAGAACTGGATACAAAGTTTCCAATTATTCTCAAAACACTTAGGGGTTCTAAAGGTGTCGGTGTTCTGTTTATTGAATCGGAAAGAGCTTTAGATTCAATTGTGCAACTTCTTTATAAACAAGATAAAGACACAGATATTCTTATTCAAGAATACATTAAAACTGAATATGATGTTCGTGCAGTTATTGTTGGTGGACAGATTATTGGAACAATGCGTAGAGATGTTATTGAAGGAGATTTTCGTTCTAATGTCTCACAGGGTGCAACACCAAAACCATATAAGTTATCAGAGGAAGAAATTCGTCAATGTCTAATCGCTGCAAAGGCGGTGGATGGAGATTGTGTTGCAGTGGATTTTATTCCATATAAAGGACAACCATATTTCTTGGAAGTAAATAGTTCGCCAGGCACTGATGGTATTGAAGATGCAAATCCAAACTTAAATATTGCAAAGATAATCTTGCAACACTATAGAAATCCAGATAATAGATATTCTGTTCCAACAAAATGTGGATACCACGAAATAGTATCTATTGCTCCCTTTGGAGAGATGGAAGGAAAGTTCGACACTGGTAATGGTATTCTCTCAGTTCTTCATGCTGAAGATATTAAAATTAATGGTAAGAAGATTACCTTTACATTAAATGGTAAAACACTTACTACAAACCTTGTAAAGATGTATAAAGCAACAACTGGTGGTGGAGTAGATGAACGCCCAGTTGTCGAATTGGAAATGGAATTCATGGGCCACACTTATCAGTTCATGTTCGGCCTTGATGATAGAAGTGAAATGGGAACTGATGTTCTGATGAATCGGTTTGCTATGAAAACAATGAATGTTATGGTAGACCCTCAGAAGAAATTTATTTTGACAACAAAACAAGGAGAAGATAATGCTACTTGATGCAGTAAGAAAACACGCAGAAGGACACATTGCAAAACATAAAGCAAATGTTCTTGTGTACCTAAACAATCCAGCAGGGATTGGAGAACACTCAGATATTATTGATGCCGTAGAACATGAACTAATGGAAATGGCAAAATATCAAGATCAATTAGAAATGCTGGATAAGTATTTCGCAAAAGAAGAACAGACTCAATACACCCTTTTCTCTTGACATTTCCCCCTAATGGTGGTATATTTACATAATGAAGTTTTACACACATATCGCCCAATGGGGCAATCAATTACTTGTTCGTGCTGTAGAGAATGGGGTTCGTAGTAACTACAAAGTTAAATACGAACCCACTCTCTATGTGCCTGTTCAAAAAGAAACAGGTTGGAAAACATTGGAAGGCAAGAATGTTGCCCCAATGAAATTCCTCACAATCAAAGAAGCAAAAGAATTCGCAGAACAATACGAAAGTCAACCTCACCTCGTGCATGGTTTGACAGGTTTCCCCTACACTTATATTTCAGAAACATATCCTAATCAGATTCAGTTTGACAGTTCGCAAATGCGTATTGTCACTATTGATATTGAGGTAGAGTGTGAGAATGGTTTTCCAAATGCCGATAAGGCACTTGAACCAATGCTTGCAATCACAATCAAGAACCATGACACTGGACGTATCAAGGTTTGGGGATTACACGATTACAAAAACACAAGAGAAGATGTTCAATACATTCAGTGTCAGACTGAACGTGAACTTCTGGCACAGTTTCTTGCTTGGTGGGAAAGTGACCATCCAGACATAATCACTGGTTGGAACACAGAGTTCTTTGATATTCCTTATATCTGTAACCGTATCAAATCGGTAATGGGTGAGGATGCAATGAAACGTCTATCGCCTTGGGGTGTTGTCAACTCTCGCATGGTGAATTCTGGTTTTGGTAAGAAAGATCAAGTGTATGATATTCTTGGTGTTGAGGAAGTTGACTATTTACAACTCTACAAGAAGTTTACATATACTGGACAAGAATCCTATCGCCTAGATCACATTGCATTTGTTGAACTTGGCGAACGTAAGGATGAAAACCCATATGAGACATTTCGTGATTGGTACACAAAAGACTATCAGTCGTTCCTAGACTATAACATTCAAGACGTTGAACTTGTCGATAGACTTGATGACAAGATGAAACTTATCGACCTCATTCTGACCATGACGTATGAGGCGAAGGTAAACATCTCTGATTCATTTACATCAGTTAAGTATTGGGATGTTCTGATTTACAATCATCTGCTTAAACGTAAGATTGTTATCCCACAAAAGATGGGGCATAAAACTAAGGGTGAAAAGTATGTGGGCGCATATGTGAAAGAACCACAAGTGGGGCAACACAAATGGGTTATGTCTTTTGACTTGAACTCTCTGTATCCACACTTGATTATGCAATACAACATCTCACCAGAAACTTTGATGAGACAAGTTGCAGATGGTATTGATGTTGATTATATGCTCGCCACAAAGAAACTGCCACACATTGATAACGTAACTATGACACCTAACGGTGCAATGTTCTCAAAACAACATCAAGGGTTTCTGCCTGAGATGATGCAGAGTATGTACAATGATAGAACCATCTACAAGAAAAAGATGCTTGAGGCAAAACAGAAATATGAGGATACGAAGGACGCTAAATACTTAAAAGATGTTTCTCGTTTCCACAATATTCAGATGGCGAGAAAGATTTCACTGAACTCTGCTTATGGTGCGATTGGTAATGAGTGGTTTCGGTATTATGATTTGAGAATTGCAGAAGGTATTACAACGTCTGGGCAACTATCCATTCGCTGGATTGAGAAGTCTTTGAACTTGTATCTAAACAAACTTCTGAAAACTACAGGAGAAGATTATGTCATTGCAAGTGATACGGATTCGGTTTACATTACTTTTGACAAATTGGTTAATAGTGTGCTTAAAAAGAGAACAGATGAGTCGGAGGATAGTTATCGCAGCAGGGCCGTTGACTTCCTTGATCGAGTTGCTCAAGAGAAGATTGAACCTTTTATTGATAAAAGTTATCAAGCTCTTGCTTCGTATGTAAACGCATATGAACAGAAGATGCAGATGGCACGAGAGGTGATTGCAGACAAGGGTATCTGGACTGCAAAGAAAAGATACATCCTTAATGCTTGGGATGTGGAAGGTGTTCGTTATCAGACTCCACAACTCAAGATTATGGGTATTGAGGCAGTCAAGTCATCCACGCCTGCACCTTGTCGTGAGAAGATTAAACAGGCATTGAAGATTATCATGTCTGGAACAGAGAAAGATGTGAACGACTTCATTCAAGAGTTTCGTGAAGAGTTTATGAACTTACCACCAGAAGAGATTGCATTTCCTCGTGGGTGTAACGGTATCGAAAAGTGGAGTGATAGTTCTGGTATTTTTAAGAAGGGTGCTCCAATGCATATTAAAGGTGTCATTCTTTACAATCACTTTGTTCGTAAACAAAAACTAACAAACAAATATCCACTCGTTCAAGAAGGCGAGAAGATTAAGTTTCTGAATATGAGAACACCAAACCATATGCAATCTGGTGTTATATCTTTCATAACAAAACTTCCAAAAGAACTTGACATTCACAAGTATTTGGATTATGATATGCAGTTCGATAAAGCATTCGTTGAACCTCTAACATTTATCTGTAACCAGATTGGTTGGAAGATTGATCGTTCTTATGGAACACAAACAACACTTGAGGATTTCTTTACATGATACTAGAACGAGATGATGCGATATATGCCGCTACAAAGTTGATGAACTACTTCAAAGACTTTGAACGGATTGACGATTACTTTCGTGCTAGAAAGATTGAACGTGTGCGAAACATTCCTACCCCACTGCCTGGCATGGGTTTGGAAGATGATATGTTTCAGAACTATGATATGCA